TCATACATTCACAAACTCTTCATCCTGTTCCCAGGAGAGAACGACATCACTGAATATCCGATTCTCATCGATGAGGGTCTTGAGTTCAATGTCGTCGCCTATCAGCTCTTGAGACCAGCGAACAACAATCTGCTCGCTTTCGTAGGAGCAAGAAGATGAGTCTGACCTACGAACAAGCCAACGACGATATGCTCAAGATGATCACGGATGCTTGGGCCGTGACTGGCAACAAGATCTATTTTGAGAGCGTTCAGGATGACAGAGAAACTGATACTCTGCCTTTCTGCAAAGTCTGGATTCGTCATGCCGATGGAGGTCAAAAAACTCTCGGTGGTCAGGGGGCTAGACTATTTCAGAGAAAAGGATTTGTGAGAATCGAGGTTTACTCTCGTATCACAAATGGTTTGCAAGAGTCTTATCAGTTGGCTAAAGTTGCAAGCGATGCTTACGAAGGTCGGTCTTCTGACAATGGTGTCTGGTTCCGGCGAGTCAGAATCAGCGAGATGGGAAAAGACGGTATCTTCAATCGAGTTGATGTTATCGTCGATTTCGAATACCATGAAATGAAATAGGAGGCCTGAATGGCACAAGTTCCGAAGATTGACTCCAACATCACTGGCCTCGCTTACGCTCAAGAAGCTGAACTCGGCCTGATGCCCGGCGAAGGTGGTCTCGGTGGGACTCCAGTCTGGTATCGTCTGGAGCCGAACAGCTATGATGATTTCGGTGGTGAAATCACCACTGTCGCACCGAACCCGATCAACCCGTCTCGTCAAAGACGGAAAGGTGTGACGACTGACCTCGACGCGTCTGGTGGATTCAACCACAACCTGAACTTCCACAATCTGACGGACCTGATGCAAGGCTTCATGTTCGCAGACATTCGTCGGAAGGGCAGAGTCGCGGTGACTGCTGTCGACATCGACGCTTCGAACCCTGACGAATACGAAGTCGCTGCGACTGCTGGCTTCTTGGTCGGCTCTCTGATTCGCGGTGTCGGTTTCGCCAATGCTGCGAACAACGGAATGAACGTCGTCGCTGCCGTTGTTTCGAATATCAGTGTCGAAGTCGCAACTGGTCTTCTGGTTGCCGAACCGACTCCTCCGGCCGATGCCTACATCACTGTCGTGGGCTATGAAGCGACTGCTGCTGACATCACTGTCGATGTCTCTGGGTCTCTTCCGAGACTTCTGTCGACGACTCTGAACTTCACCACACTCGGTCTGGTTCCCGGTCAGTGGATCTATGTCGGCGGTGATGCTGCTGGAAACACTTTCGCGAATGCCGTGAACAATGGATTCAAGAGAATCCGTTCTATCTCGGCGAACGCAATCGTTCTGGACAAGTCCTATACGACCATGGTCGCCGATGCTGGCACTGGCAAGACGATCAGACTGTTCTTCGGCGACGTTCTTCGGAACGAAACTGGTGCACTGATCAAGCGTCGGAGCTACAACGTCGAACGTCTTCTGGGTGCTCCTGATTCGGCTCAGCCTGCTCAGATTCAGTCTGAAGTTCTCAAGGGCGCTGTGCCCAACGAGTTCACTCTGAACGTTCCTTCTGCTGAGCTTGCCACTGTCGATCTCTCGTTCGTCGCAACTGACAACGAACAGCGTGAAGGCACTGTTGGTCCGAAGCAGTCTTCTGTCAAGACCTTCCCTGCTGCCAAGGAATACAACACTTCAAGCGACGTCGGCCGCATCAGACTTGCGGTTGTCAGCCAGTCCAACGCGAATCCGAGTGCTCTGTTCGCTTATGTGACTGAGGCAACTGTCTCGATCAACAACAACGTGACTCCGAACAAGGCTGTCGGTGTTCTCGGTGCCTTCGACGTGACGGCTGGCACTTTCGAAGTGTCGGGTGAACTGACTGCCTACTTCTCGAACGTGGCGGCTGTTCAGGCAGTTCGGAACAACTCTGACGTGACTCTGGACATCAGCTTCATCAAGGACAATCAGGGAATCATCTACGATCTGCCTCTGATCGCTCTCGGTGATGGTCGTCTGGCGGTTGAAGTCGACCAGCCGATCACTCTGCCTCTGCAGACTGATGCTGCTTCTGGGCAAGACGTCGCTCAGACGCTGGATCACACTCTGCTGATCACTTACTTCAACTATCTTCCGAATGCGGCGATGTGATATCGCAGCTAGGAGCAGGCCGTGATTTCGGCCTGCTCTAAATAACGCCCAGAAAGGATAGAATCATGGGAATGTATGACACTTTCAAGACTGACCCGACTCGTGAACAAGAAGGGGTCTGGCTTGACTACGGTGATTTCAGAGTTCGTGTCGCTCACGCTGGTCAGGGAAACAAGAAGTATGTCGCCTATGCTGAGAAAGCTCTCCGGCCAGTTCGCCAAGCGATGAACGCTGGTGCTCTGAGCAACGAACGTTCCATGAACATCATGGCCGATATCTATGCCAAGACGATCATCATCGACTGGCAAGTTCTTCAGGAAGACAAGACTTGGAAGACTGGTATCGAAGCCGAAGATGGTTCCATTCTTCCTTTCAACAACGAGAGCGTCGAGCTGACTCTCAAAGCTCTTCCGAATCTCTTCAGCGACATTCAGGCTCAGGCGAGCTCGATCGCGAACTTCCGCGCTGCTGAAATCGAGGATGAAGCAAAAAACTCGTAGAGGTCCTTGATTACTATCTGATTCAAGGACCAGTCGAGGAAGTGATCATAAAGCAGGCCATGTCTCATGGCCTGCCTTTGCCTGAGAAAATTCAAAATGCCCCTAGCTTGAGACCGGGCCTTGAGCTATACTACATCGCATTCCAGGATCTCATGGCTTCAAGGCCAGTAGGAATGGGAGTGGGTCCGATCTGGTGGTCAACAGTCCAATCTTACTGTGAGGCTAAGGGTCTTGATGAAAGCCAGACTCAGGCCATGCATCATCATATCAAAGCTCTGGATTCTGCTTATCTGAAACACGCGAACAAGAAGACGAAGTAGTGGCAACTCTGGCTCAGTTCTCTCAGAATATCCGCAAGCGTGGTTCGCAGATCGAGAACGCTGGAACTCGGTTTGTGAAGTCGACTGCCAAGAGAGCTTTGAAGAATCTTGTCAACACAACTCCTGTAGATACTGGTAAAGCTCGTTCCAACTGGAGAGTTGGAATTGGTGCTTCTGTCAGATCTCCAATCGAAACTTATGGATCGGCTTCTGCTGCGAGAGCAGCGATCAATGCTGGATTCGCAAGAATCAATTCTGTTCGCGGTGTCAGTGGTCGTGGTGGCGGTCTGAAGACTGCTATCTACATATCGAACGCTCTCGATTACCCCGGACATCTTCCGAACCAGAGAGGTCTCAATGATGGAGCTTCTAAGCAGGCTCCTGCTTATTACATCGAGGCGGCGCTTGCAGAAGCTGTCGGTGCTATCAGGAACATGAGAGTCTTTGTCGGTGGTCCGGGCGATGAAGAAGGAGAAGAGTAATGGTTACTGAGAATGTGAACATTGCCTTCCAAGCCACAGGCATTCCTGTCATCGTCAGAAAGATTGATGATCTCGGACACGCCGCTGACAGAGCGTCTCGTGGCTTCTTTCTTCTGCAGAGAGCGCTGTTTACTCTGGGTGGTTTCGGCCTCACGACAATTCTGACTGGAAGTCTCGATGCTCTGACCAACATGGAGAACAGACTTCGTCTGACAACAGAGTCGAGCTATGAACTTGAGAAAGTTCAGCGTGAACTTTTCGCAATTGCGAAGAGAACTCGCTCTTCTTGGGAAGGTGTCTCTGAAATCTACAACAGAGCTGCTCTCTCAGCAAAGGCTCTCGGTATCGCTCAGCAAGATGTTCTCACCTTCACCGAAGGAGTTGCGAAAGTTGCTGCGATCTCTGGTGCTGGAACTCAAGAAGCAAGAGCCGCTCTCATTCAGCTCGGTCAGGCTGTTGCCTCGAACCGTCTCGGTGGTGATGAACTTCGTTCTATTCTTGAGCAGCTTCCTTATGCTGCTGACGTGATCGCGAACTATATGACTGCAACTGGTCAATACGGAGAAGTCACTCGCGGAAATATTCGTGAGCTAGGTCGAGAAGGTAAAATCACTGCGAAGGTTATCGTCGAAGCCTTCAAGAGTGCTGAGGGAGAACTCGCTGATCTCTTTGAGAGTATGCCGACCACCATCGGTCAATCTCTAGAGATCGCCAGAACTAACTTCATGATCTTTCTCGACGAGTTCGACGAATATACTGGATTCTCAGACAAACTTGCGAAATCCATTCTGGTCATCGGTCAGAATATCGATGTGATTGCAAAAGCTGCTGCTGCTCTGGCTGGTGTTTTCGGTATTGCACTTTTCGGAAGAGTAGCGCGCTCTCTTGGGGAATTCACAAATGGTGTTCGAGCTAACATCGTTCAACAGAATACTCTGAGACAAAGACTTATTTCTATTCGTGAAGCTACTGCTGCAAAGACACAGGCTATCGTTGCTGAGAATGCAGCTAATAGAGCTCAATACACTCAGAATCTTGCTCTCATTGCCCAAAAGAAGGTGATGCTTCAACAAGAGATCCAAGAGGCTCAATTCGGTGTGAGAAACGGTACTGCAAGAAATCTTCAGACTGGACAGTATGTCAATCTCGCAGCGGCGAAAGCGAACCTAATTGCTCTTGGTGGAAGATTGCAAGCCCTTGAAGCTCTTGAGGCCGCAGAAGCCGCTAGGCTGGCCGCTGCAAGGGCTGCACAGGTGGGGGCTACTAATGCCTAC